CATTCAAAATTACAGATACAATTGGAGACGCAACTGGTATTGCACTAACTGATGCTACTGGTTCTGCTCTATCTCCATTGTCTCGTGCTAATGCTGGTTCTTTCACTGGTATTACTAGAGAACAGGCAGGTGCATCTGGTGTTAACTTGACTATGGCATCTGGAACTTCCTCTGGTAGTGTAAGTTCTGGTACAGGTATTCAAAAAGGACAGAGAGTTTATGGATCTGGAGTTCCTGCTGATACATTTGTACATAGCATCTCTGGTGTTTCTATCTCATTAAGTAAGGCAGTTACTTCATCTAACCCAACTAACATTACGTTTGCTCCACTTGGTGCAGCATCTGCACAAGGATTTACTTACAGTACTACTCAACCAACCAGTGTTGAACTTCTGGAAGCAACGTCTGTACCACAGATCAGTCACTGGGGTTCTTCTGTTATCATGGACGGTCGTTACGACGATGACCGAGCGTATGTTTACACGGTTGGAACCAGAACTGGTAGAGAAATTAACTCTGGTCAAACGAAAGCGTTGCTAGCTCTTCGCACTGCACCATCAGTTGACAATGGTATTCCTGGCTCTTTTGGTGCTAGAGAACTTGTTAATAGAATGCAGTTGGTTCTAAACTCTTGTGAGATCTCAACCAACGGTGCGTTGTTCGTTGAACTAATTCTTAATCCAAATATTTCTGATACTATTATATGGGAGAACGTTGGTGGTACATCACTAGCACAATATGCAGAACTTACTAACATCGTTGACAACTTTGGTAGAATTAACGGTGAACTAATTGGAGGAGAGGTTATCTTTGGATTCTATGCTGATACTGGTGTTGCTGCATACGATCTTGGACAAGTTAAAGAACTATCCAACTCTATTCTTGGTGGTGGATTTGATAACTTTACTGCTACAACAGCACCTGATCCAACGGGTACTTTCCCAGATGGTCCTGAGGTATTAGCAATTCAAATCACTAACATCGCTGGTGGTCGTGGTTCAAATAGACGTGCTGCTGACGTTAGAATTTCATGGACTGAGGCACAGGCATAATGGTTACACTTATTATTGTTGTTGTCTTAATAGCTGTAACAGGTTGGGTAATAAGATATTACGATCCTCATAATTAAGATAAATAAAGTTACCTAACTTTGATAACATGACTGAAACAAAACCAGTCGTGGTTGAAGAGAAGGATAACGATGAAGACAAAAGTGAAGTTCTTGGTAATTTAGTGAAAGTTGTAGTCCTCATTTGGTCTGCATCCCTTCTTACATTCAGCTACGTTCGCTTGCCTAACGGTCAAAAGATTCTAGATTTTGATCCGACCTTCATCGCCTCGGTGTTCAGTGGATCCTTAGCTGCGTTTGGCCTCAGTCCTGCCAAGAACGGATCTGCTCCTAAGAAAGCACCTTCTATTGGTAAAAAAGAGGAACAACAAAATGCAAAAACTAATTAATGCTCTAGCAATTGTGTCGTTTGTAGGAACGGCAGGTATTGTTGGTGGTGGTGTCTTTGTATATCTACAAAGAGATACCATCATTGATGGCGTAAAAGAAAAAATTAAAGAACAAGTAATGAATGGCGTGACTGGTGCTCTACCTGGTTTGGTAGACAGTGCTGTTCCTGAACTACCATCTGCGACAGGTCCTGCACTTCCTTTCTAAAAAATGAGTGAAATCCCTGAGATTAAACTGAGGGGTGGGGATATTGACATTATCAAAATCCCATTTACCCCTGAGTATTTGTTAGAACCACCTCAAGCCATACCAATCTACCCACCAGTATCAACTCAAATTGGTGTTCCGATTGTGGATATGCCTGGCTGTGTAGAGGCACATGAGGTGGAAGAAAATAATATGCTGGAAACAGACGATCCGAAAGGCGTCAAGGTATATTGTGATGCAGGGATGCCATCTTATAATCCTATGGACTACAGTCCAGATCAACTTGATTATGAATATGAGGCTCCAGTACCTCCTGTAGGAAACACTGAGAGACCAGAAGCAGAAGCACCAGAGATACCAAAGGATGCTACCACAACAAAAATAGAGTGTCCTACAGAAGCGCAGGAATTAACACAACCTGTAGGCACTCTTACTGATAGTGGTACTAAAAAAATTACTGAGTATAGATTGGTAGGAACACAATGTATACCAATCAAAGAAGATATTACTATTACAGATCAGATTATAAAAGGAATACCATCTACAAACCAAGTGACAACAACAGCATCAATTGCTGTAGTCGCAACCGCAGCAGCTGCTGCAACTCCTTTGTTACTGAGAGTTGTCAAACCTATTGTTAAACAAATTATAAAAAGAGTTAAGAAGTTACTAGGTAAAGAACCTCCTAAGTTATCTGCTAACGAAATTCAAACAAACAAGTTCCGTGAGAAGAGAGGACTACCTCCTCTTAAACTTCCTAAGAAGAGAAAATAATTATTTTTTAGTATTACCAATTGATATTTCTTTTAAATCTGATGCATCTGTAGATACTTCAGGGATCTCATGTTTATGAGGAACCATAAAGTTAACACCTTGTACTTGCACATCAGCACAGATACGAGCATACTTTGTGCCAGGTGCAAAACGAATTCCAGCTTTTAATAATTCTCCACAATTTTTTAACCTGGCTATCTCAAAGTCAAGGCGTTTATTAGCATTTGTTTGTTGCATCAATGCTATGTTTGCTGTTGCTGCTTGCTTACAAAGTTGTTGTAGTTTTTTATCTTTTGGTATTGACCACGTTGCACTGACACCAAATGAAAGGTTGTAGTTATCTTTCTGACCTGTTCTTGTAGGAACAAAATATAAAATTTCACCAGGATTATCTGGCACACCATTGTCATCTGCGTCTAGCATATTGTACACTGGTGAATCCCAGTAATCTTCATATGGTTTTTGTGCTGATGCACTACCAGTGATGAATGGAGTTACGTTGACAGTTTCACCTTGACATTGTATACCATTACCATATGTGTTAGTAATATATGGTCCTTGTAAAACCTGAATTGCCTGGTTGGTCACTGAGCCTGAACTATTCGCAACTGGAGCTGCGGTTGCACTCACACCCCCGACAGTCTCCGCCTTGGTGACAGGGACAATCGCAGTTAGATTTGCTAGACATAGAATTACTGGGAGAAAATACTTGTTGTATCCGTTACGCTTGTAACTTCTGTTACTCTGTTTATAATCGTGTGATTTTGCAAACCAGGACCAGAATAGGTTTCTGTAAACTGGAACGCTGCACCAGGTGTTGTCTGTGTGAACGTTGGTTTGCCTGTTACGCCTGTCCATGATGATGTCACGCCATTGATAGTTACATTATTTGTACCTGTTGTAGGGGACAGGTTCCCACTCGCTGTTACCCCAGAACCAGTAGTAGAATACTGGTAGCCTGTGGAATAATCCATAGAATTTATGGTCTCGGTCACTTTACTTGTGGTTTCTGTGTGGCTCGTCATAGAGCCCTGCTGGAAATTTGGGACCACGGGCACCGCCATTGCTGGCGATCCTAAAAGAAATGCCACGAGAAATAATCTTCTCATGATATACCTCAATCAATAACTGTGATCTCGCTTACGTATTGTCCTGTCGCACTTGTACCAGCTCCACCAGCTGTTACAGTTAAAATTCCTGCACTGGTTACAGTACCTGCTAGAGTGTCCTTTGTTCCAGCTGCATATGTTGTA